TCGTATCTCCAGGAGTATTTATTCATGAAATTGATAACTCCTTTATTCCGCGCACTAGCCCGGTTATTGGGCCCGTTGTAATTGGGCGCGCCAGTCGAGGGTTAGCCATGCAGCCCGTTAAAGTGGGGTCCTATTCAGATTTTGTTGAAATGTTTGGCGACACCGTTCCTGGTGGGGGAACCGCCGGCGGCGATGTATACCGAGACGGAAACTATCAGTCTCCCATGTATGGCACCTACGCAGCAAAAGCTTTCCTCAACGCGAATGTTGCTCCTTTAACATATGTCCGCCTTTTGGGGCAACAGGATGCAAATGCCACTAGTGCCGGTTATGCCGGATGGAAGACTGAAAAAGTCCCCGCTACCACGATTGCCGAAAATGGCGGCGCCTATGGCCTTTGGGTATGGCCCAGTTCTAGTGCCTCTCCGTCTTCAAGTATCGGCGATGGTGCTTTAGCTGCTGTTTGGTATTTAGATCAAGCTGCCACTATTATTCTCAGCGGTACGCTAATAACAACCGATGTGACAACCGGCGCCATCGGCGCAGTAATTGCGACCGACTCTAACAATCTCTTTACGACTGTGATCTCAAGCTCCAATGGTTCTAAAAAGACTAAGTTTGGTTTTGATGATTCAGCAGAAACATGGCTGAGAAATAGATTTAATACAAACCCGCAGTTGGCTTCCACTGCTGGTACTTTTTATCCGAGCACCGCTTATAAAGCTTATTGGCTTGGAGAAAGTTATGAACAAGAATTACGCGACGGAAACGTTGGAACCGGCAGCCTCACCGGAGGCGGTACAAGTCTCGTTGGTGTAGCAGCCCATGGTGTTATTCTTCCCATTGCAAAAACTTCGGATACTTCCGTTGGCCCGGCCAACATGAAAAACCAAGCTTCGCGAGAAGGTGTGGCCGGCTGGTTTATTAGTCAGGATTTGGAGGCTCCAGCAAGTTATGCGCCAGATCGGATGCAAAAGCTCTTTAGATTAAAGGGCCGCGGCCATGGCGAATGGCTGCAAAGAAACGTAAAGGTTTCGATTGAGAGTATTAAGCAGTCGACTTCGACGGTAAGCGACTACGGAACCTTTGATGTGGTGATTCGTTCTATGTCAGATACAGATTCAAATGTAGTGGTCATAGAAAGATTCGATACATTAAGCTTAGATCCTACCTCTCCCAACTTTATCGCCCGCAAGATTGGCGATCAATATTATGCATGGGATAGCAATTCGAAGAGATTAAAGTTATATGGTGAATACCCCAATCAATCTAAGTTTGTGTATGTTCATATGAACTCCGATGTAGAAGGCGGCGCCACCGATGCACGTTATCTGCCCTTTGGATACTATGGCCCACCCCGATTCTCGGATGCGATAGCAGTCACATCAAGCTTAACGAGCACATTTATTGTATCTCCTCTTGCGCTTGTAAATGGAAATGATGCAACGTATGTGTTGTCGACTAATTTCCGTACCGGCTCTGCGGCAGATGGAAATGAATCTGTTCATGGTCTTTCGTCCTCATTCGTCGGCGGCACCCTAACATTCCCCGAAGTGCGATTGCGCCTCTCCGCCTCTGCCCCGCAGTCCTTTGCTACAGATGCATATTTTGGATTCCAGGCGACTCGTGACGCGGGCAGCACCATCCATGATGCTAGCACGGTGGGTCCGCAAAGATTGCTTTATGCAGATTTCCCCAACGATCCTACAACCTATGGTACCGCTGCTGTCATAAAAGAACCCTCCGCATTAGCTGGAGTGATGTCTTATGGATATATCTTCTCACTCGATGATGTAAAATATGATTCTACCAGTGGTGGCTATATGTGGCAGTCTGGCTCCCGCGCCGCTGAAACTAGCCTTGGTAGCGGCTCCTATACTGAAGTATTAAATGCTGGATATAATCGCTTTACGGCTCCCATCTGGGGCGCCTTTGATGGCTTTGATATTAAGTTGCCCGATCCCCTTTATAACGCGGGTATGGCTAGCGGCACAGAACGCACAAGTTCTCCATATGCAACCTATCGAAGGGCTATCGACACGGTAGCCGATCCGGAATTCTTGGATATGAACCTCTTAGCAGTACCCGGCTTAACACTGGACGCTTTGACAACACACATGGTAAATGTCTGTGAAGATCGCGCCGATGCCCTTGCGCTGATTGATTTAGCCAACATCTACATTCCGGACCACGAAGCCTATAAGAGCGATAAGAAGAATCGAATAGGGACAACCCCCACTAGCGCCGCTAATAATCTCAGATCTCGGAGAGTTGATTCCAGTTATGGATGCACATTCTACCCATGGGTTCAAACTACAGATGAGAATACTGGTCGCTTGCTGTGGGTTCCGCCGAGTGTTGCCATGATGGGGGTGCTCGCCAGTTCGCAGGCTAATTCAGATGCGATGTGGTTTGCTCCCGCTGGTTTTAACCGCGGCGGCTTATCCGAAGGGGCTGCAGGAATTCCGATTTCTCAGGTCACTGAAAGATTAACCTCCAAGCAGCGAGACACTCTTTATGAGGCACGGATTAATCCGATTGCTTCTTTCCCGAACACAGGTATTGTAGTCTTTGGACAGAAGACGTTGCAAGAGCGCCAATCGGCCCTTGACCGTATCAATGTGCGGCGCTTGGTCATCTACTTGAAGAAGCAGATTTCCATCTTGGCCACACAGGTGCTCTTTGAGCAGAACGTTCAAGCGACTTGGACACGGTTTAGAGGCTTAATCGATCCGTTCCTTGCGAACGTCAAGGTTAATTTTGGTATCACTGACTATAAGTTAATCCTCGATGAGTCTACAACGACTCCGGACCTTATTGATCAGAATGTTCTCTATGCTAAGATCATGGTGAAACCTGCGCGCGCTATTGAATATATTGCAATCGACTTCGTGATTGCTTCTACGGGAGCCTCATTTGAAGATTAAAATAGGAGAGAGAAAAACCTCTCGCTTAACTACTTAATTTTAGAATATAACAGGAGTAACTAATTATGGCATTTTGGTCAGAAAATTTTAGTCAAGGTGGCCTAAAAGACCCCAAAAGAAAATTTAGATTTACGGTAAACTTTAATGGTATTGCTGCAGCACAAGGCGGAGGCCAGCTTTGGTACGCAAAAACTGTGAGCAAGCCGTCCTTTCAGATTGCGGCGGCTGAACATAAGTATCTAAACCACACCTTTTATTATCCTGGCTCCGTTACATGGCAAGATGTTAGTTTAACTTTAGTTGATCCTGTTGATCCAGACATGACTGCTACTCTGTCTGATATTATTGTAGCTGGTGGTTATTCCCCCCCATCTGATTATACTGATTTAACCACGATGTCAAAAGCATCCGCGTCTAAAGCGCTGGGACAAGTCGAGATTACTCAAATAGATTCAGAGGGTAACCCTCTTGATTCGTGGACACTGTATAATTCTTTTATTACTGAAATTAAATATGGTGATTTGGAATATGGTGGTGACGATTTGGTTGAACTCACAGTTACTTTGAAATATGATTGGGCCATGGTAGAAACAAAAGGGGCCTCCGCGATGGCCGGCGGCGCTAGTGCCGGCACAACCTTCTTTAAGGCTTAATAGAAAACAATAACGATATAAAATAGAGGTGAATATTGTCACGAAATAGAGATCGGACGGGCACAAGATCTTCGAAACCCGAAGTTAACTCTCCCCCTCCGCAAGTACTACAACAAGAAACCAGTGGGTTTTCTTTTGTGGTTCCAACTGAGTTTGTTGAACTGCCGTCAGAAGGCAAGTATTATCCTGAAGGCCATCCCCTTCACAATACGGATAGTATCGAAATAAAACAGATGACCGCAAAGGAAGAAGACTTGCTGACATCACGCACGCTTTTGAAAAAGGGTGTAGCTTTGGAGCGCGTACTACAGAACATTCTTGTAGATCGCTCTATTAATTTAGACAGCTTATTAGTCGGAGACCGCAATGCTATTATTGTAGCCATGCGTGTGTCGGGCTATGGTAGTGACTATAATACTCAAGTCACCTGTCCTCAGTGTACCGCTGGACAGCCATATTCTTTTGATCTAAACTCTGCGACAATTTATCACGGAGAAGACAAAGAAGATCTAGAGGTGACTCAGAATGAAGATGGCACATTTGATGTACCTCTTCCCCGGACCAACGTTACTGTTACCTTCCGATTACTCACTGGTACAGATGAAAAACGATTAGCCAACATGGTTAACAACAAGAACACACGCAAGACGCTGGAAGACAACGCTGTCACTACTCAGTTGGCAACAATGGTTGTTGCAGTCAATGGGGATTCGAGTCAAGAAGCTGTTCATTATTTTGTCAACAACGTGCCGTCTATTGACGCGCGCCACTTGCGTTTAGCATACCGACTAACGGCCCCTAACGTGGACTTAACCCAGAACTTTGCTTGTTCTGAATGTGATCACGAACAAGACATGGAGGTTCCGCTCTCCGCGGACTTTTTTTGGCCTGACCGATGAATACATGGAGAACGTGTATGAGCAGTTCTTCTTCTTAAAGTATTCAGGCGGTTGGTCATTCTCCGAAGCTTATAATTTGCCCGTTGGACTGCGCAAATGGTTTGTGGACAGGCTCGTCCAGCAACTAGAAGCTGAGAATGCAGCCATGAAAGGCTCCTCTGGCGGATCTGGGACTCAAGTATTAACGGCGCACAATCAGCCGCCCACTCCATCCGATTCTCCTTATGGAACGAAACAGGGCTAACGCCCTGTCTTTTTTTATGAGAAACTATTTAATGGTGAGAACTCCCCTGTTCACCAACGAGGCTTTTTAAATGGCAGATCCAACTGATCCCCCTGGCGGCGGTAAACTAACTCCAGAACAAGCTAATAAGCTTCGGACCGAAACGCGTCTCGTTGAGCTTAAAGAGAAATTTTTAGAGCTAACACGCGAAGAACAAAATCTCTTACTTCTGAATACTGACCTGACCAAGGAAACCAAAGCCTCGCTTGAATTTGCGCTGGTCATGATGACTAAAACCTTGGAGATGTATGAGGAACAAGCTAAAAAAGCAAGGAATTTATTAGAGGTTTATGCAAAACACACGGATACAGTTAGAACAAACATGTTGTATCAGGGCCAGTTGTTGGAAACAATGGAGAAAGAACTTCGGGCACGACAAGAACTTCTGAAATCTGGCGCCGAGATCTCGGACGCCTATATGAGGGATCTGGAGACCCTGGAGAAAGACGTCGAACTTCAACGCCAGAAGGTCGATGTATTAAACAAGATTGGCGTTAACATTAAAGAGGCGGCCGGATACGCTAAAGACTTTGGCACTGAAATGGGGGGCCTCTTTAAAGTAGCCGATCAGAACAAGTTCTTTAATGTCGGCAATTTTATGAAGCTTCAGAAATCTTTGCGCGCCGGCAAAGCTTCTGCTTATGGCTTTATGGATGCGTTCTCGACGAGCGTTATCACCAACATGATCGACTCTATCATCGGTCTTGCCTTTGAAATTGATCGCACTACTTCCGGCTTCATCCAGTCCACAGGCGCCAGCCGTGAATTTACCGCAGAAATGACTGAGGTTTATGACAGTGTGCGTGCTAGCACAATTGCCATGGACAAACATTTCGAAGCCATGCAAGGCCTATACACTACCTATACTGACTTTACAATGCTGAGCGGAGGCGCCCGGGACGAGGTAGCAGAAACTGTTGCCATCTTGACACGTTGGGGCCTCTCAGGCCAAGAGGCCGGCCAAGGCATGCAAGTGGCCACCAAGATGCTTGGACAAGGCGCCATCGAAGGCGCCAAATCTCTGCGTGAAATTGAAGCTTTGGCTGAAGATCTGCAAGTTGCACCTCAAATGCTTATCTCTCAATTCGGTACGATGGGTGTGCGCCTCGCCAAGTTAGGAGAGGACGGCACAAAGGCTTTCAAAGACTTGGCGAGAGTAGCCAAAATCACTGGCTTAGAAATAGATAAGCTAATGAACATAACTGATAAGTTTGATACATTCGAAGGCGCCGCCGAACAGGCTGGCAAACTTAATGCGGCATTAGGCGGCAACTTTGTAAATGCCATGGATCTCATGATGGCTACTGATCCTGTTGAGCGTTTCGATATGATTCGTGGCGCCATTGAAGACGCAGGATTGTCCTTTGATGACATGTCATATTTTCAGCGTAAGTTTTATGCTGATTCATTAGGATTAGATTCCGTAGGCGATCTAGCTTTGATGCTTGCTGGTGACATGAGCGCTCTGGATGATGAAATTGGCATGACCACCAGTGACTATGAACTAATGGCTGAACGAGCCCGCGAGGCAGCCAGTGTCCAAGATCAATGGAAAGCTCTTCTTCATTCAATGATTCCTATTGCACAGAGCTTTCTTGAAAAGCTACAAGGCATTACAACTTGGGTTACAAAACATAATGAGCTATTCAAAAAGTACGGATGGGTTTTAGGAGTAGTCCTTTTGGCTTATAAAGGACTCCGGATTGCCATGGCCCTGCAAATCCGTCAAGCCCAGCTATCTGCCGCGACGTCACTGGAGCAAATAGCGGCCAATCAAGGGGTCGCCCTAACTGAAGCTGAAAAAACTGCAGCACTGACTGCATCCACACAGGCACAATGGGCCTCCAACGCTGCCGTCGCCGCCGGCGCCCTCAAGATTGCGGCGTTCGGACTGGCTATCGGCGCGGCGGCATTCGGCATAGGTACTATGGTAAGCGCCTTTAAAGACTTTTCCTGGGAAGATTTATCAGTGATGACCGCCACGTTGACACTATTGGGCTTGGCGATATGGAAGCTTAGTCCCGCGCTCAGCACACTCGCCGGCGCCGCCACCACCGGCGCGCTTGGGTTAGGAATTATAGCCGCCGTCTTCTTTGCAGTGGGTGCAGGCATTGGCATGGCCACCGCCGGCCTATCGATGCTAATAGATTCGTTTGATATAATTGAAGATATTGGCTTGGGCATGTTTGCACAGGGACTTCTTTCCGTAGCGGCCAGCATTTGGGCTTTATCTGCAGCTTCGGCAGCACTGGCTAGTCCTATAAGTCTGGCCGGCCTCGCTGCCTTGGCTAGCCTCGGCCTCGCTGCCGTAGGAATTGGCAAATTAATGAGTGTTTTCAAGAAAGACAAAGATCAAATTCAAGACATGGAAGGGGTCTTCAAAAACTTTGGAGAAGTTGATACAGCGCAATTCGAAAAGGGTACCCAGGCCTTTGCCGCCATGAAACAATCCATCAATGAGATGAGCGGATTTAAGCTAGGCGCCCTCGCCGTCACCTCGCGCACGCTGCCGGCGATCACGGCGCCTACACGTGCGCCAGCTACTCCTATCGCTGACGTGGGAGGATGGCGCACCCCCGGAGGTGGAGGTGATGCTCCCGTTACCATCACACTAGACACATCAGAGACACGCAAATTTTGGGAAGCCATTATAAAAGGCCCCATCCGCCTCCAGGGCAATAAAGTCGTCGACCGCGTTGGCGGCCGAGGGTAATAGGAGAAACATGTAAATGGCAAGTGACGAAGACAAATATTTTAGCTCAAACAAATATGAAATAAATAGATCCGGCCGCCGCATCCAGAAAGCCGACGATCCCAAAACAAAAGATGTAGACGAGAGCAACGAGTCCGTATTTTCCGGAGTATATGTAGATGGTAGTGATGCTTTGGCCAATAAGGGATTTGTGGTGGGCTTCCACCATGTTCCCAGTGGCGAAGAGGTTTATCTTAAGGCCTTCTTAACCACATTTAACGAGACCTTTAGCCCAGACTGGACAGAAGAAACTGTCTATGGGCGCGCGGATGCCATCTATCTTTTCAAGCAAACCAAGCGCAACCTTACAGTGGGTCTTAAAATTCCCGCCGGTTCTAAAAGCGAAGCCTTCGGAAACCTTGCGAAAGTACAAAAGCTAATCCAATTTTTATATCCGAACTATTCTCAAGTAAACTCCGGCCAAACAATTTCACAATCTCCTTTGATAAGATTGCAAGTCATGAACCTAGTGGCCAATCAAAATGCATCTGCCGGAATTGCTCAAAACGCGGCCAGCCCTTTCACCCCCGCTGCCCGAACGCGAGCAAATCCCGAGGCCGGCGAAACTTTTGAGACTCTCCTCGGCCGCGGCGCAGACGCTTCAACCGGATTGCTGGGGGTTCTCAAAAACCTTAATATTGTACATAATCTGGAAGGCGATCAAGGTGCTATTGAAATCGCCGGCGGTGCAGTGCTTCCCAAAAATATTGAGATTAACTTTGACTTTGCGGCAATTCATGAACACCATCTAGGATGGGACGCCGAAGGTAATTTTTCCAATGAGTCTTTTCCTTATGGAGTCAATGCTACTACTGGATTCACCAAAAAACAATTAGAAGCTATGGCCAACTCAGCCAACACAAGATTTAAGGCCGAGACAGCAACTCAACAAAACATTGCCAACGCCGAAGCTCGCTATGCGGGGGCAATGGGGGGAATGAGAAGCCGCAGAGATGCGCGCCGCCTGGACCGAACCCGTCTTGATACGGAGTCAAGGGAATACCTTCAAAGTGCCCAAGCAGGTCGAAGCTTTTTGGAGGGGGAAGATACACAGGATCTGGTTACAGAGACTGGCGATGGTTCCCTCCTCACCCCAGACGACTACAACTATTAATAGGATGGGAAGTATACTAAACAATGCCACGATATAAACGATTTGATATTTTCAACAACTCCAACCCTGCCTCAGAGTTCCTGCGCAAAAAGCGCGGAAACCTTCGGAGCATTCGCCAATATGCGACTCCCATCATGACACATCCCACCGTTGCTCAACGCGCCAGCCTCGCCACCACCGCATATATATGGACTTATGGAGATCGCTTTTATCAATTAGCACATCAATATTATAAGGATGTACGTTACTGGTGGATCATCGCATGGTACAATGGGTACCCCACCGAAGCTCATATCGAACCTGGAACCCCTATTGAGATCCCAGTAGATATCCAAGCCGCACTTAAAGCTTTGAGGTCATATTAAGATGTCCGCCCGGGCCGACGCTTTTCTTCAGATGCTAGCGCACGAGGGCTCGGGCGGCGAATGGGTCGGAGAGGTCTGGTTTAAGAAGGCGGGGCAGCGCGGCGGTGTTACTGGAGCAGCCAAGGGGACAGAGGAGTGGTCCCGAGGTATGGAAGGCGCGTATGGCGGCGCCATCGGCACCGGCGGCCCCCGCGTTGCCCAGGTAGAGGTGCTGGGACAGGCAGTCCAAGCAAAGGGCGCCACCATGACTATGGGGGACCGGGACAACATTCTTCGGGCGGCCGGATTTAATATGGAGGTTCTGGAGGCGGTAGGGGATATCAATGCGGCCAGCATGGAAAAGATTCAAGAATGTGCAACCGTCCTCCTTGAAAAACAAACAGAACTTAAACTAAAGATTGCTGAGATGCGTGAAGTCCAAGACCCTCCGCCGGGCGCCTCGAACCCACCACCTAGAACTCTCGTAGCCCTTGGAGGCGCGACCTTCTCCCACAACGAGGCTGGAACAAATTCCGCCGCGGCATTGATGCGCAAGGCTGGCATAACTTATTCTTCCAACGATATATATAGAGAGGCCTTTCAAGCTCTTAACACTTTTGTCGATGGGACGCTTTCGGCAACTATAGGCGGCACCTACGCGTCCAAGGTCCACGCCAAGCCACCCCCCGACCTCTGTGCACCAAATCAGTTGGGGAGCACCAACGCGGGCGCCTCATGGCACACCTTACACATTTCACAAGACGAACTTGATGGCATAAGGGGTCAGCCTACTCCAAGTTATGCGACTCCCGGCGCGGCAGCACAAAGTATAGTTCCCAAAGCTTGCGCAGCGCTGGTGCAGTTCCCCACAATTCAAGCTGATTGGAAAGCCATGCGAGAAGTTTATCAACTGAGCCGTAATCAGGTCGACCGCGGTCTCCATCCAGGAACCCTGGCGCTAATTCAGGGACAGACCACGGCCGACCTGGGAACTCTCGATACAACTGTTATTGATGAAGATCTACAACCCCTTTTTGATGCGATGGAATCCCAAGCAGGCTGCATTATCGAGGCATATGGCGACTTTAAGGAAGCACAAGCGAAAGTTCAAGAAGAATTTCGAGTAACTCCGGATCTGTTACGAGATACTGAGGATGATCTTGCACTTGCCGCGGCGGTTTTAGCCGTGTTAGAAAGCTCCGACTTGGAAGTAGGGGATGAAACTTTAACTAGTGCACAACGCGTAATCTTTAAAGAGCAATGTTTCTTGTTATCTTATATCTCGGCAATTGCTAAGGAAAAAGCAACCTCTTTAGATCCACTTGGAGTCACCGCAGAAGGGCGCAGTACCGGTCTCGCCTCCCGCAATACCGGCGCCAAACGGTACCCTGGCAAATTAGATGGGACCGCCGCCGCAGGTTCCAATGCAAGTGTCCAAGTACAAGGAGAACCTTATGGTTTTTTGAATCGCCTAACTCTCGATAGTTCAATGGGGACGATGTTCGATATTCCCCATCATGAATTATCTAATTTACAACCGATGATCCGGTTATATAAAATAGAATATAAACAAGACGGAAGCGCCAAACAAGTTGAAATGAAATTTGACTCAGCAGCAATAGAAGGAGCCAAAGCAACAAGCGACGGTATCACTTCTGTTTCTTTACACGAAGCTTTGCAAGACCATCGCAAAAGAGGCTTTGGTGTAGGTATTAAAAAGTTTAGTCTTACTTATGATGGCAGTAATCCGTTTGCCGTTAAAAAAAGTATTAAAGCCAATCTTCAAATATTCGCTAACTCCTTCGATGAACTCTTTGCCGCCCGACGCTCACCTGAAGGAGAGTCTTATAGCTATGTAGATCTCGCTTTAAAAACCAAAGGGGAAACTGAAATCTCTGTAGCGGCCCCCGCGGCCAACCGCGCAGCCGAACCTGCGTGTGGCAATCAAGACGCAATTGATGCTGCGATCCTCCGGGCAAACGATAATTTAGAAAAATTAAACTTTAGATTAAAAGCTGTTATTGGCTGGGCCCAGCCCAACGGAGCCAACATACAGGATCTTACCATCGCCGATTCAGTGTATAATTCTCATGTTACATTAAATTTAACGCCCACAGTTCATAATTTTGAAATTGATGAACAATCACGTGTTGTATTTAATATTAATTATTTAGCTTATATTGAAGACTTTTTTGATCAAGAAGGATTTAATGTATTTGCCGCTCAAGCAGGAACACCCATTCAAAAAACTGTTACATGGCGCCAACTAATACGTAATTTGCAATTGAGTTACTATGGGACACACTGTCAAAGTAGCCAGCTAGATCTCATTAGAAAACAAATGGCAAATGCAGTCGCCAATGAAAAAAAGGAATCTTTACAAAGCTTAATGAATGATTTAATTACGAGTCGTAAAGTTTATTTTTTAAATATTCCCTATCCCGATGTCCAAAACTTCTTACTTAAAGGACCACATCATTCATTTAACCCGGATGAAGGTTTAATTTTAGATGACATAGGCTCAGCGGCCGCCCTGCAAACCGAAATAGCTGCTTCTTTACAGGGTTCAGACAAACTCTTTAGCCAGAGGAGCGATCAGACGACAGCAGAATTTGAAGCAGTAAAGCGTCGATTCACTGCAAGCTTGTTGGGATCTGGTCGAAGCACTGATTCGATGCGACTTCCTTTTTTCTTTGTAAGTGATTTGGTAGACATAGTATTGCGCAATATTGGACTCGAAATTGAAAAATTGCCTAAAAGTTTGCGGAATATCAATGAAAATGATATAGATGATGCTGCTAAACTAGAGAAAGTTAATCAACTTATAAGAATGCAAAAACAATTTGAAAGATTCCGGGTTTTATTAGGCCCTTTGGAATTAGTAAACCATGCAAATGTTGCTAAAAGCACTTTCGTTTGTTTTGGGGATATCCCTATTTCTGTAAGATATTTTTTGGAATGGTTATCCGAGAGAGTTATACGCAAAGATCAAAGCACATATTCTTTAACCAAGTTTCTCAATGATCTTTTTAACAACTTAATCAAAAACTTTTTAAATAGTGAATCTTGTTTTCAACACAACATCAAGCAAAAGGTGCGCATCAATCAATCAGTTGTCACCTCTTACCCCCCCGCAGGATATGTATACGATTCAATTACTCAATTATTAAGAGCAGACAAGGCGCAGGTGGCGCCCTACTGGGGATCCCGCGCCACTATATCAACGCGCAACAACGAAGGGCTACAAGGATATCTTCCTCCCATTTTAAATATCTCCGGCGAACTCAATTCACCTCTACCAGACAAGAGTGTCGACCAGGAAGTTAACTGGCTTGTTTATTATGCAGCACGCACGCAGCCTGTGGATTTAATGAAAGGAAATAAACATGACGATGCAAACCGAGGGATTTTTCATTATTTGCTGGGACGCGACCGGGGCCTGATAAAAGATATCAAGCTTACAAAAACAAGCACCCCTGGGTTAGCTGAAGTGCGCTTTGAGCAAGATGGATATGATGGGCTACGACAATTGAGAGTTGTATATGATGCGCAAATTGAAACGTATGCCAATGTTAAAGCTTTTCCGGGCACCTATATTTATATTGATCCCGGAGGGTTTGCTCCGAATTTTAATGGCTTCGAAGGGACCACCTTGGATTTAACTGAGTTTGGAATTGGCGGCTATTATATGGTTTATA